GTCCCGGTTTGTATCCGGTCAGTTTCACAACGCTGCCACCGGACTTGGTTTGTCTGTCGGTTGCGCCTCTTACACACGCGGCGCTTGTCAAAGATCAAGTGCGGGGGCCGGATCGGGTGTGTTCCGGCACAGCCGAGGTATCCCGGCCCCCAAGATCAGCCCGCTTGCCGAGACTTGCGGGGTGCTGCCTTGCTGAATTACAGCTTACGATTTCCGTATGCCCGCGCAAGGGGTATTTTTACTTTTTCCGTAAGTCAAGCCGAGACAAAAAAAGGCCCCACCGAAGCGGGGCCGTGCGGGGAGGGCTGGCGGGGCTACTTGGGTTTGTTCAACTGAACGTCTATCCGCCTAGGCTCTTCTCCACGAATGATGCCGACAGAAACCACCTTGCCCTCATGCTCTGCCAGGAGCTTGCCGAAGTGGGCGGCGTCTTCCACCTGAACATCGTTGACCGATCTAATGATGTCTCCTTCTAGAAAATCGTTCTGATATGCCGGGGTCCCCCGAATCACAATAGAAATGACTGCGCCCTTGTTCGATTGGATTTTCAGTTTTTGCTCAGGGGTCAGGTTCTCGTAGTAGGCCCCAAACCTCACAGAATTAGGGTTTTGCTTGGCAAAATACTGCGCCAGAAAATCGAATCGGCGATGCTCTTGGGGGACAGAGATGCTCATCCCAAGAGAAGGCATGAAATAATTGGAACTGCCAACCATGCTTGCCGTCTGTGTCCGGTAGACCAGGACAACAGCGGCTCCAATTTTGGCCGCGTGTTCCCGGAGCATGTCTTCGCTGGCGCCGCCACTATTGAATGAGCTGTACCCTATGGGGGCATAGCCACTTCTGGCCATTTCTTTGGAATCTTTCACTGGGTCAGAGGCTTCCCTTATCTCTAGGCCCTGTGCGGGCAACATGATGTTGGGGTCTCTTACCTGGCTCTGGGGCCGGAGTTCTTTATAGTAATCGGTGTAGGGGTTCCGGCACCCCAAACAAACCCCAAGAGCAATAAGAACAACCAACAGTTTTCTCATGCCACCTCCTCCACGGCCTTCAGCCGAATGTTTGCAATTCGTGCCGCCAGTCTACGCTGAGGGCAGTCCTCCAGGGGCAAATCCTCATAGTGGGCGCTGAGGGCCGCGATGAAGGCGTCCAGCGATGCGTTGCGGTGCCGCCGCACCGCCGCCTCCGGGATCAGCGCACGGGCGGCCCAACGGTCAGCGGCGGCCTCATCCTTGCTCCGCAGGTATTCCCCACGGCGCCCGGCATGCTGGACCAGGTGGCCCAGCTCATGCGCAAACAGCCAAGCCATCTCCAGCGGGCCACGGATCGGCAGCAGAATCATGGGCGGCGATTCCGGCTCAACGGCGCCTCCGGGGACATACAGAGCCCCAGGAATACTGCCCCTCGCCACGATAGCCCCATGAAGTGCGGCATAAGATTCCATATCCTCAATGGATGGATATTTTTTACCGTACCAGTTTGGCAGACGCATGCGCATAGGCTACGCCGTGGTAATCGGTCTTTCAACCCTGCTTATTCGTGTTGTTCTTTGCAAGCAATAGGGTTGACTTGGCGAACCGGTACCACGAAAGGGCCTCGGAATCAGACATTGCTGAAGCCTCATCACTGTTCATGCAGTCCAGCAGCATGGACCGAGCCCTCTGGATCTCGATTGCCTCATCCGTGAGGCCAGACTGGACCCACAGATCATCGAGTTTCACCCGGTAGTAGCCTGGAGCTAGTTCCAGCATCCGTTTTGATGGAGGGCGGTCCCGCTGGTCTAGATACCCCTGCAAGGTGGAATGGCTCACCTCAAGGGCCGTGGCCTGTTCAGACAGGGGAACCCCAGCCGCCTCCTTGGTCCTGACCAGCTTTTTGAACAGTTCCCAGTTCCACACCCGCATCCCTGCATTTTCCGTAAGTCTTAGATTTTCCGCAATCTTACGGTTTTCATTGGCGGCGGGCTTGCGCGGCTTACGATAAGTGTTAGTCTTTAGGGTATGAAGAGTCCCGCTTCGACCCTGAAGGCGAAGAGCAAAACGCTCGCCGCTGCCACGGGATGGTCCGAGAAGACCATCCTCCGGGTGCTTTACTCTCGCGGGTCGGGAAAGCCCATCGCCTGCAGTACTGAGCTTGCGGTGGCTATCCATCACGCAAGCAATGGCGAGTTTCCGGCCTGGGAATTGTGCCCGGATGTCTTCGCTGTGGGGCAGATCCCACCGCGCCCTCACTGGCTGCCCCTCCCCCTCCCGGCTGCCTCATGAGCCACAACCCCCCGCGCCCCCAGCAGGGCCAGCCGATCCCTGAGCCATCGCTGAGTGGCCTTGGCGTCCTCCGCCCATTCCTGGGTAGGGGCGAACAGGGCCTGCTGATGCAGCGTGATCAGCTCGGGAATGTGGGCGGGTTTTTCCATGTTCCTCCTTCTCGGGATAAAGCATGAGTCTCGCCCACAGGCAAATCCACCCGTTTTCCGTTGCCCTATCCAAGGCCCTGGACGAATCCCTGGACGTAGCCAAGGCCCAGGGCATCTCCGCGTCATGGGTAGCCGAGTATGGCCTCAAGGTGAGCGCCGGCCAACTCAGCAAGTACCGCAACCCGGACGATCCCGACATGCTGCCCGCCCACCTCTATCCGGTGATGGAGCAGGCCACGGGCAATTCGATCCTGTGGGACGCCCTGGAGGCGATGCGCCCCGGACGCGAGGAACGCCATGCCCGTGCCGTGGGATCGCTCATGGCCCTGTTCGCCCGCAAGGAGGGCGCAGCGATGGCCCTGCTGATCCAGGCCATGAGCCCGGACGGCCCCGGTGGATGCGATGTCACGGCGGATGAGCTTGCCGAGGCCCGCCCCGCCCTGCTGGACCTGCGCGTGCTGCTGGACGAATTGATCGCCGGAACCGTCAACGAAAAGGCCCCGGTTCGCGCCAGGGCCTGAACTTCAACCCGTTTTCAGAGGAAACGAGCCATGAACCAGAATACAACCCAAACCCCCCGCGTGCAACTCCGCCGCTACGCCTGTGACCGCTGCCGGGACAAGGGCTGGGTAATGGCGCCCTACTACTCAGACTTCCGGCCCTGCGTCCGCGAGGCCTGCTGCCCGGATTGCGGTGGCCCTCGCGTGGTCCTGGCGACCCGCCAAGAGGTCATCGAGTTCGTGCTGGTCTTCGCCGCGATCATCGGCCTTGTTGCGCTGGGGGGTGGGCAGTGACCTGGACTCTCCGCTTAGACGATGCCACCCCTTCACAGAACATCCTGGACCGGATGCACCACCTGGAGCGCCACCGCTACAAGCAGGAATGGAAGTGGCGGATTCGTGCCGCCAAGGGCTTCCTGGCCATCCCCAAGGCCGCTGGGCCGCGTTCCCTGATGATCGAGCGCCACGGGCGAGGGACGCTGGACACGGCCAACCTCATCGGCGGCATCAAGGGGATTCAGGACAACCTTGTGGAGCTGGGCCTGTTCCTGGATGACAACCCGGCCAACCTGCACCTCCCGATGCCCTCCCAGCACAAGCTGAAGCGCGGGGAACACCCGCACACCGTCCTGATCATCGCTGATGTGGTGGCTTCTGAGGCGGTGGCCTGATGGCCCAACTCTGGTTCAAGTTCTGGGCAAAGGAATACCTGGCAGACGCCAAGGTCCGGTGCCTCACCTATGAGCAGCGGGGCATCCTCCAGACGCTCTGGGCCTTCGCCTGGGAAGAGGGAAGCATCCCGTCTGATGAATCGACCCTTGGGACCATGCTCGGCATCCCTGCGAAGGCAATGCGAACGCATATGCAATGGGTCAACCGCTTCTTCCACCCGAGCATCGAAGACGCTTCCAGGCTGATCAGCCCTCGGCTGGAACTGGACCGGGCGGAAGCGGACGCCAAGGGTTCCAAGGCCCGTGAGTCTGCCCTGGCTCGGTGGTCCAAGGTTAATGCGAACGCATATGCGGACGCATCCAATCCGGATATGCCGCCGCAATGCGATAACCCATGCGTTGATCATGCTGGTCAGGGTCAGGGTCATGAACTAACTAAAACCCCTACCCCTTCGGGTCCGGGGAAGGCGAAACGGGAGCCCAAGCCCAAGGTGCTGGGAGACTGGCCCGCTGAACTGGACCAGGCGGTGAGTGTCTGGCGTGAACTCGGGAAGACTCTCCGGTCCCCAGAGGTTCTTGAGAAGTTTGGGACGGACCAGACGCAATACCTGGCCCAGGTCGGGACCAAGGGCAAGGTCTGGGACGCGTGGCAGAAGCGGCTCCAGATGGTCACACCCGCGGGGCGGCGGATCGAAAGCGTGGATGTGCTTGAGGCCGTGAAGATGTGGGCGGATGTGAAGCTCCAGCAGGCCAGGGCCGGGAAACGGCTGTCCTGCCCGATGCTTCCGAGCCTGATCAATTCGCCGGATTTCGAGGATGCCCTGCTGCGGGCGACGGAGCTTCCCCATGCGGTCTGAGTGGCTTCCCGAGCGCCTGCCTGAAAACATCGATGCCGAGCGGTCCTTCCTTGCCACGGTCTGCGCCCCTGGTGCTGGCCCCGCCGCGCCTGAGGCCATGGCGATGCTCACGGCGGATGACTTCGTGCACCCCGCCCACAAGGCCCTGTTCCGGGCCGCAAACCTGGTCCTGGAAGAGGGCAACCCCCTGGACAGCCTCTCGCTCAAGGATGCCCTGGAGCGGACCAAGGAACTCGGCAAGGTGGGAGGCTTCCCCGGCCTTGTGGAGATCCTGGCGGGTGAGGACGTGGAGCGCCCCGCTGTGCTGGCGGAAGTGATTCTCCGCAAGTCCCGGTTCCGCAAGCTGGTTCATGCTGGCGCCGAACTCACGCGCATGGCTGCCCACGAAGAGGAAACCCCAGAAGATCTGATCGCCACGACCTCCACCAAACTGGCGGACCTGTCCGGCGCCCGGAAAGGGAAGGGCTTGAGGTTCACCGGAGAGATCGGCAAGGGGGCCATGCAGCGCCTGGAGGCCACCTGGGAGGGCCGTGGCGTCCCTGGCGTGACTACCGGCCTACCCCGCCTGGACCGGATGCTCAAGGGTGGGTTCAAGCCGGGCCAGCTCATCGTCCTAGCCGCCCGCCCCGGCATCGGGAAATCCACAATGGCCCGGAACTGGGCCAGGCGATGCGCGGCCTTCACGGGGACTGCGGCTCTTTTCAGCCTGGAGATGAGCGCGGATGAAGTTTGGGAGGCGATGGCTGCCAACCTCGCCGGGGTCGATTCCATGCGCCTCGGGACTGGAGAGATCAGCCATGCGGAGCGGGCAAAGATCCAGATCGCCAAAGAGGATCTGGAAAACCTGCCTCTGATGATCGATGACCAGGCGGAAATCACGGTGCCCGAGATCCGGGGCCGGGTTGACCGAGCTGTCGCACGGTCCGGGAAGATCGCCTTGGTGGGGGTGGATTACCTCCAGCTCATCACCAGCCCCAAGGGCAGGGAAAAGCAGAACGAGGCCAACCGGATCGCGGATATCAGCCGGGGACTGAAGCTCATGGCGAAGGATGCCGGGATGCCCGTGGTGGTCTTGTCCCAGCTCAACCGGGAGGTAGAAAAGGGCAACGGGCGGCGTCCGAACCTGTCAGACCTCCGAGACTCCGGGGCCATCGAGCAGGACGCGGACATCGTGATTTTCATCCATCGCCGGGGCCAGGATGCCGATGCCAGTTATGAGTTGATCGTGGCCAAGCATCGCGGCGGCAAGACGGGAATCATCCCGCTCAGGGCAGACCTTTCGACCTACACGTTCACGGAGTTGGACCGGGAGACAGAGCCTGTGCGGTTCATGTCTGCGGCCTGCGATGGATTGGGGGACTGATGAAGCGATCCCCGATGCCCCGCAAGCGGTCCACTCCCCGCAGGACAGGGAAGCCCACGCCCCGGATCAAGGCCGGGAGGGTGGAGGATCCGGCGCACTTGGCCCGCGTCCGAGCCCTGCCGTGTGTGATCTGCGGAGCCACCCCCTGCGAACCCCATCACCCCAAGGGCCTGGAGTTCTGCGGGAAGAGCCAGAAGGCCAGTGATCACGACGCCTTCCCCCTGTGCCCCGCCTGCCACCGAACCGGCCCCAACGCCTTCCACGCCATCGGGAAGCGCCCCTGGGAAGCCCTGTATGGCCCCCAGCGTGACTTCGCGTTCTGGACGCGGGCGACCCTTGGGCGGGAGGCGGCATGATCATCATCTGGCTCACCCCCCGCCCCTGCTCTGAACTAGTGGATGCCTGGTTCTGGGACTGCCTTTGGCTGCGAAGCATTGGGATCCGCCCATGAGCAAGGCCATGTTCATCCTCCAGCCTCAGCCCCACCCCAGCCGCCGCCTAGCCGCCCAGGCCATCCAGAACGCACCCGATGGGATGGTGGTCACGATTGCGGAGCCCACGCGGTCCCTGGAGCAGAACGCCCGGCTCTGGGCCAGCCTCTCGGAAGTCTCAAAACAGGTGGACTGGTACGGCCAGAAGCTCACCAGCGAGGAATGGAAGGATGTCTTCAGCGCCTGCCTGAACCGGCAGAAGGTGGTCCCCGGCATCGAGGGCGGGTTCGTCGTGTGCGGGGCCAGAACCTCGAAGATGAGCAAGCGGGAACTGTCGGAACTGCTGGAGGTAATTTACGCATTTGGTGCAGAACGGGGCGTTGTGTTCAGTGACACCGAGGCGGAACCCATGGGGAGGACGGCATGAGCCGAGACGAATTCATCCTCAATGACCACATCGCCCGCATCACGAATGCCCTGGAGCGGATTGCGGACGCCCTGGAGGTAGCACCGCTTCAGGTGACCGTGAACAACAACTCCGACCATGAAGCACTAAAGAAGGCTGTGGACGGATGGGCGGAGAGGAACAATCGCCCCGGTGGGCTACTCCGATGACCTCGCAGGTAGACCGGAAGATGGAGGACGCATCGTGACGCCCAAGCAAGAAGCATTCGTCCAGGAATACCTGGTGGACCTCAACGCCTCGGCTGCCTATCGCCGGGCAGGCTACAAGACGGGGAATGCGGATGTCCTCGGGCCTCGCCTGTTGGGAAATGCTGGTATTGCCTCAGCTATCCAGTCGGCCATGAATGAACGATCCAAGCGGGTGCAGATCACCGCAGACCAGATCCTTCAGAACATCATCGACATCGGGCAGAGGTGTATGCAGCGATGGCCGGTCATGGTTGGGCAGGGGAAGGACCGGAAGCAGCTTGTGGAGCATGTGGAGACGGAGGACGGGGAAGAGGTTCTGGCCCAGGTGTTCCAGTTCGACTCAAACGGTGCGCTCCGGGCTCAGGAACTGCTCGGAAAGCACCTGAAGCTGTTCACGGACAAGACGGAACTGGAGATCCGGGGCGGAATGACCATCGTGGCCCCTGACCAGTTCGAGACGGCGGAAGAGTGGCAGAAGCAATCCGGGAGGTAAGAGCCCAACGGCGCCAAGCCGACCTAATTTCGTGCCCGGCCAATGAGATCGGGTACGGCGGGGCGCGTGGCGGTGGGAAGTCCTTCGGCGTCCTGCTGGATTGGCTGGCCCACGAGAAGCGGTATGGGAAGCACGCCAAGGGCATCCTGTTCCGGCGCTCCATGCCGGAGCTTGAGGACATGCTTTCCAAGGCGTCCGACCTGTTCCCGGCCATGGGGGGACGGTTCTCCGTTCAGTCGAAGACTTGGGTTTTCCCCAGCGGCGCCCGGCTCAAGTTCCGCCACCTGGACCGGGACGCGGATGCAGACCTCTACCAGGGCCACGAATACAACTGGATGTGTTTCGAGGAAGCCGGGAACTGGCCCAACCCTCGCCCCCTGGACAAGCTGCGGGCCTGCCTGCGGTCTGCCAACGGGGTCAAGCACCGCCTGATCCTGACCATGAACCCTGGCGGCGTAGGCCATAACTGGCTCAAGGCCCGGTTCGTTGACCCCTTCCCAGCCTTCACCATCCATGCGGATGCCAACGGCTGGACACGGTGTTTCATCCCCGCCAAGGTCCAAGACAACCCCGAATTGCTCCAGGCCGATCCCGGCTACATCGGGCGCATCAAGGAAGCCGCTGGCTCCCCTGAGATGGTCAAGGCGTGGCTGGATGGTGACTGGGACATCGTGGCCGGCGGCATGTTCGATGATGTGTGGAGGCAGGCACACAAGATCCCGCCATTCGACATCCCCTCTTCCTGGCGGATTGATCGGTCCTTCGACTGGGGCAGTTCCAAGCCCTTCTCCGTGGGGTTCTGGGCTGAATCGGACGGGACCGAGGCCACCCTTGCCGATGGCACGAAGCGGGCTTGGCCCCGTGGGAGTCTGTTCCGCATTGGGGAAATCTACGGCTGGAACGGCAACCCTAACGAGGGGTGCAAGAAACTGGCGGTGGAAGTGGCGCGGGACATCGTGGCCTATCAGAAGGTGGTCCCCTGGGGCGGGCGGGTGAAGCCTGGGCCCGCTGACAACTCGATCTATGACGCTGAGAACGGCGTCTGCATTGCGGATGACATGGCAAAACTGGGTATCCGCTGGGAGAAGTCAGACAAGAGCCCCGGAAGCCGTAAGACAGGCTGGGAGGCCATGCGCAGGCTGTTCAAGGCCGCCCACAAGACACCCATGGAGGACGCGGGCCTGTTCGTCTTCGATACCTGCCGCCAGTTCATCAGGACCATCCCCACCCTGCCCCGCGATGAGAAGAAGACGGACGATGTGGACACCGATGCCGAGGACCACATTGCCGATGAAACCCGCTACCGGTGCCTTGCCCTCCGCAAGACAGCCGCCTTCCACGCCGTGAGCTTCTGAGGTGCCTCCGATGAACTACGCCCACGCCCAAAAGCTCATCGAGGAACGCCTGATCCGATCCGGCGTGTCTCCCGAGGTGGCCGCCAGCGAGTCAGGGCGGCTCCTGGCGGGGTTCATCGGGCTTGGGTGGATCTCGCCCCGCATCCTGGACGCCTGGGAGAAGGGGGCGCACATCCACGACCTCCGGGGCAAGGGTCTGTCCTGCACGATCATTGGCGTCCGCATGAGCATCCGGCGTGAGCGTGTGGTGGAGGCTGTGAGGCGACACATCCAGAGCCGCCGCGCCTGGTTCAAGGAAACGGCATAAAGGACGCCTCGCACCGTCCGCCTGGGGCTTGACCCTGGGTTGCGGGCGGCACTCAACCCACAACGGGGCGCATTCACTGGCCTACCCTTAACCCGAGCCGCCCGCACCATTCAGGTGCCCGTGACTCCCAGCCTCTTCTACAGCCAGTCCACAGGGATTCTGAGCCTTCCCGATGGCTCTCCCGTGGCGTTGGGCTGGGCGGGGCACGGCGCGGCGAAGAACAACCCGGCGAAGCAGAGGGAGCGTGCCCTTGGTCCTCTGCCTCAGGGCCTCTGGGTTGTGGGCGTGTGGCAGGACCACCCCCGGCTCGGGAAGATGGTCACGCCGCTGACGCAGATCGAAGGGGAAACTTTCGGGCGTGATGCCTTCTTCATCCATGGCCCCAGCCGCACGCGCTACGGTCAGGAAAGCCTCGGCTGCATCATCGTGCCGTTCTCCGGGCGGCAGAAGGTCAAGGCGGCGCTGCCTGAGGGCTCGTATCTGCGGGTGACGGCATGACCGCCCTCCGCGACTGGCGAGGCCAAGTCTCCTGGGGCCGTGTCTGTGCCCTCGTGGCCCTTGTGGTGGCCGTGGTGGGCGAGTTCAAAGGCGCGGACCTGGAGCACCTGAAGCTCTGGCTTGGCGTGGCTGTTGGGAATTACGGCGCGTCGAAGGTGGCTGAGATCGTGGCCGTGGTGAAGGGGGGCGGCAATGCCTAGGCCGCGTCTCAAGCCCTACACGGCAACTGGCATCAAGCGCATGAAGTGCTTCCGGTGCGGGGGCCAAGCCGCTCACCAGTGGAACATCTGCGCCGACAATTCTGTGACCGGCAAGGCGCGGTTCCGCCCCATGTGCCTGGAGTGCGACATCGCCCTGAACCAGTTGATCCTGGTTTGGGCGGGGTTCCCGAACGCCAAGGCCATGGGCAGGGCCTACGAGAAGAAAGCGAGGGCCGGGGAATGAGGCTCAGCTACGCCCTCCTGGGCCTAGCCGCCGTTGCGGCGATCTTGGCGGCGCTGTCCGGCGTGGGCGCGTGGCAGGAAGGCCGGGGCCATGCCGGGGAGATCCAGTCAGCGATTCACCAGGGGGAGGCGCAGGCCCATGCCACGACAGCTCAGAGCGTCCCGAACCATGCCGCTGAAGTGCAGGCACTACGAGACCGTGCGGATGCGACCCAGGCGGGCTTGGATCGGGCACGGTCCGAAGTGGCGAGGCTTCGCAAACTCCTGGCGCCCAAGCCTGGCGTTCCCGTTCCTGATCCAGCTGGTGCCGGTGATCCCGACATTCCGCCTGTGGCCGCTGATCATCGAGATGAGGTTATCGCCGCTCAATCGGTGCTGATCCAGGCGCAGGATGTGCGAATCGGGGCGCTTGAGGCTCAGGTGACGGGGCTGGAGACGGCCTACAGCGATGAACAGGCGCGGTCTGAGCAATTCCGGCTGGCCTACGAATCGGAGCGCAAGGCTACGGCTGCGCAGGCGGTGGCAACGAAGGCATGGAAGGACGCGGTTGGGATCAGCCGCAACAGGGGGCGTGCCGAAGGCGCGATTGTTTGGGAACTCATTCGACGTGTTGCGGGGGCCTTGTGACTGCCGATGACCTGACCTGGACCAAGGCCAAGAACGCCCTGCTCATCGGGGCCGCTGGCCTCGTGGTCATGGCGGCCCTTTCGATCATGGCGGACGTGAGCAGCACCCGGAAAGACGTGGCGGAGATCAAGGTCAACCTCGCCAGCTATCAGGCCAAGTCCGATGCCGAGTCCAAGGCCATGAATGACCGCGTCTCCCGGCTAGAGCGCGTGCTGGAGAAGCGATGAGCACCCCCCAGATCGACACCGTAGGCCCCGTGGTGGAGGCGATGCAGGCCCGGTCCGCCGTGTGCCGTGCCCTCTGCGGCGGCATCCTGGAAATGCGGCGCAAGGCGAAAACCTACCTGCCCCAGCGCCCGCGTGAGGCGGACAAGGATTGGGAGGCGAGGCGGGATGAGGCTGAGTTTTTCCCCGCCTTCGGGACCGCCCTGGACGCCTACGTGGGCAAGCCGCTGGGCTCTCCCATCGTGCCCGATGGCGCCCCGGCTGCGCTGGAGGCCCTGCTGGACAACGTGGACAACGCGGGGCGTGACCTTGACAGCTTCGCCCGTCAGGAACTCCGTGAGGCCCTGCGGGATGGCATCGCGTTCGTGGTGGCTGATTACCATGTGGTGCCCCCTGGCCTGACCCTGGCCCAGGAAAGGGCCTTGGGTGCCCGGCCCTACCTCGTGCGCGTGCCTCTGGAGAACGTGGTGGACTTCCGGGGCGAAACCCTGCCCGATGGCCGTCACCGCTGCACTCACTTCAGGTACCGAGAGGTTGCACAGGTCCAGGCGGGCCGCTGGGGCGTGGCCCATGCCGAGCGAATCCGCGTGCTGGAGCCGGGCCTTGTGGAGGTGTGGGAGAAGCAGGCCACCAGTGCGGGCGATGAATGGGTCATGCTGCCCGAACTCTCCGGCCCCGTGGCGATGACCGAGGTCATGGTGTCCGCGTTCGTCCCGGACCCGGAGGAATGGTGGCAGGGTGAGCCGCCCCTGGAGGCCCTGGCGTGGCTGAATGTGACGCACTGGCAGTCCTCCAGCTACCAGCGGTCCATCCTGAATGTCGCCCGTGTGCCTCTGCTGGCGGCGGATGAGGACAAGCGGGAGGACACGACCCAACCCATTGAGGTCGGGACGAAGGGGCTCATTGTCGGCTTCCCTGGCCTCGGCTACGTGGAGCACACTGGCGCGGCCATCGGAGCCGGGAAAGAGGACATCGAAGCCCTTGAAGACAAGATGCGCCGCGTGGCCGGCCAAGTGCTGGACGCCAAGGTGAAAACCAAGGGGGAAGCCGAGATCGACAGCCGGGACGCCTCCAGCAAGCTCCGGGCGTGGGTTCTGACCTTCCAGGATCACCTCAATGAAGTGCTCTACATGATGGCCCGGTGGCTCAAGGAACCCAGCGGCGGCACCGTGAGCCTTGACCTGGACTGGGATGAGTCCGAAGTGGGCGCCGACCTGCTCACGGCGTGGTCCACCATGCGGGAAAAGGGCCAGATCAGCCAGGGAACCCACCTCAAGCTGCTGCACAAGGCGGAGATCGTGGAGGATCCCGATGCCGAGGCTGTGGCCCTGGAGTCTGAAGGCCCGCAGATGATGAGCCTGCCTACCTTCACGCCCCCGCAGAAGATGGCCCCCCCGGCGTAATCCATGGCTGGCATCCCTGACCGAATCCACAACGCCCTGATCCGGGAGTCCATCAACCTCGCACGCTACGAGGCGGGGCTACGGGCTCGGGTGCTGCGCCTGCTGGAGACCCTGGGGCGGGATCTGGTCAAGGAACTCGCAGCGGCTGGCCTGGACACCCCCCGCACGGACTGGCAACGGGCACGGCTGCGGGAACTGCTCAAGACGGCGGAACAGCGGGCCTCGGAAGTCTATGGCGAGGTGGACGCCCTGACCCGGAAGGAACTGGGCGGGCTGGTCGAAGTGAGCGCGGATCGCGTGGTCATGGGCGTGAATAAGGCCATCGGGGCGGATCTGCTCCAGAATCTGAACTGGACGGAGGAACAGCTTGCCGCCCTGGCGGATGAGAACCTGATCTTCGGGGCATCGTCGGGCACCTGGTGGAAGCGCCAGGCGGTGGACTATGCGCAGGGCTTCGCAGATCAGATGCGCATGGGCCAGCTTCGAGGCGAGGCGCTGGGCGATCTCGTGAAGCGGGTCCGGGGTCTCCAGGACATCAGCCGGCGCAACGCGGAAGCCCTGGTGAGGTCCAGCGTGATCTCCACGGCGAATGAGGCGCATCTGGCGGCGTATCGGGCCAATGCGGATGTGGTGGATGGGATTGAGTGGGTTTCAACAATTGATCACAGGGCCTGCTTGAAATGTTCTGCGTTGGATTCTATGGCGTGGGACCTGGACGGGAAGCCGATCCAGGGGAACACGCTGCCCTTCCCTGGCCCAGTAGCTCATTGGAGCTGTCGGTGCACACAGGTAGCGAAGACCAAGACATGGGAAGAGTTGACCGGCGTCAAGGGCCTCGATGACATCCCACCGGGCCAGCGGGCCAGCATGGGCGGCCCCGTGAGCGGGGACACCACCTATCAGGGCTGGTTTGACGGGCTCGATGCCGACGAACAGCGGGACATCCTGGGGCCTGGGAGATATGAGGCGGTGAAGAAGCGCGGGCTTCTGCTCACGGATCTTGTGGACCAGCGGGGGAATGAGTTGACGCTGGCGGAGCTTGCCCGCAAATAGGACGCCGCGAACCGTCCGCCCGAACCCCGACCCTGACTCCAGGACCGGCTGCGATAGCCGTCCTCCGCGTGATGCGGAACCCCTGGAGAGTCTTGTGGCCGAACCCGAAGTCAACCCGAACCCCAACCCGAACCCCGAAGGCGGGACGCCTCCGGCTGAAGATGCTTCCGGCCTGAAGAAGGCATTGGAGGCGGAGCGGATCGCTCGGAGGGAAGCGGAGCGGGCGCTGAAAGCCCGTGAACGGGCGGATGACGAAGCCAAGGTCGCGAAGGAACTCAAGGATCTCGAAGGCCAGAAACAGTACGAGAAGGCCTTAGAGATGGTCAACGCGAGGCTCACCGAGGCGGAGCGTGCCAGGGAAGAAGCCATCAACGAAAAGAACAACACTCTTATCGAGCGTGAACTTGCCTCCGCGCTCCATGACCTTGACGGAGACCCGCTGCTGTTGGATCTGCCGCAGGTCAGGGGCCAGTTTGAGGTGGTCAAGACGCCCGATGGAAAAACCGCTGTCGTGTCCAAAGACGGCAGTAAGGCCCCAAGCCAATTCCTGGAGGCGATGAAGGCCACCCCCAAATACGGGCGGTTCTTCAACGGCTCCGGCGTGAGCGGCGGCGGGGCGCAGCAGCCGGGGAAGGCTCCGGCTGGTGGAAAGACCCTCACCCGAACCGCGTTTGCCGCGCTCGACCCTGCGGGCCAGATGGCCCATGTCAAGGCGGGCGGGGCTGTCACCGACTAAGGAGCCGCCACCATGGCGAACACCCTCACCAACCTCATCCCGACGATCTACACCGCCGCTGACACCGTGGCGCGTGAGCTGACCGGGTTCATCCCTGCGGTCTACCGCAACTCCAGCGCCGCCCGTGCCGCGCTCAACGAAACGATCCTCTACCCCGTCACCGGGGCGATGACCGCTGGCGATGTCGCCGCCGCTGCCACTGGCCCGGATCCTGCGGACCAGAGCGTGGGCAACGGCACGATGTCTATCTCCAAGTCCCGCTCCGTCGTCTTCCACTGGACCGGGGAAGAGCAGATCGGCCTGAAGAATGCCGGGTTCTACGCTCAGATCCTCCAGGATCAGTTCTCCCAGGCCATGCGGACCCTCTGCAACGAAGTGGAGAGCGACCTGGGCGACCTCTACAAGATGTCCAGCCGCGCCTACGGCACCGCTGGCACCACGCCCTTCGCCACGGCCAACGACTACACGGATGCCTCCGAGGTGTTGCGCATCCTCAAGGACAATGGCTGCCCGATGATGGATTGTCAGTTGATCATCAACACGGCGGCCGGTGCGAAACTCCGTGGCAAGCAGGCCGCTGCTCTTGACGCCGGGAGTGACAGCATCCTCCGGCAGGGCATTCTCCTGGACATCCACGGCTTCAGCATCCGTGAATCCGCCTACGTCAAGGCGCACACCAAGGGCACGGGCGCATCCTATGTAACCAACGGTGCCACCGCCGCTGGCGTGACGGACATCGCCTTGATCACCGGCTCCGGCACCGTCCTGGCCGGTGATGTGGCCGCCTTCGCCGCCGACACCGCAAACAAATACATCGTCGGGACTGGCATCGCCGCCCCCGGCACCATCAGCCTCAACAAGCCCGGCGCCCGGATGGTCATCCCCACCGGCAACGCCCTGACCATCGGCGCGAGCTACGCTGCGAACCTGGCCTTCCACCGCAGCGCGATCCACCTGATCACCCGCGCTCCCGCGATGCCCGAAGGCGGGGATGCTGCGGACGATGTGATCGAAGTGACCGACCCCCGCAGCGGCCTGGCCTTCCAGGTTGCCATGTATCGCCAGCGGCGCCGTGTGGCCTTTGAAGTTGGCCTCGCTTGGGGCGTGAAGGCCGTGAAGAGCGAGTTCATGGCGACCTTGCTCGGCTAGTCAACCACAGCCGGGGGGCTCTGACGGGCTCCCCGGCCCCTTTCTGGAGCCACCATGGCCCGTCCCCGCAAGTCCGCGCCCCCCGAGGGCCTGGAACCCGAAGCCGCCCCGTCCGCGCCCCCCGAGGGCCTGGTGCGGGTCTGCAAGGGCGGGGAGTGCCTCGATGTCCATCCCACCTGTCTTGAGTCCCACCTCAAGGCGGGCTGGAAGGCGGAGTAGCCCTTGCCCCTCACCATCGTCACCACCCCCGGCGATGCCAGCGCCAATGCCTACGCCTCCCTCGCGGAGGCTGAAGCCTATGCGCTGACGCTGCCGGTGGTGAACGATTGGGCCACGGCTACCGAGGCGCAGAAGAACGCCGCGATGGTTCAGGCCACGCGGATGCTGGACACCCTGGACTGGAAGGGCCTGCGCACGGCTCCCACGGTCCAGGCGCTCCAGTGGCCGCGCTACGGCGTGACAGACCGGGAAGGCTACACCCTGGCCTCCACGACAATCCCCGCCAAGCTCCGAGATGCCTGCTGTGAGTTCGCCATCCGCCTGGTTGCCGATGACCGGGCTGCCGATGCCGGGGGCCTCGCTCCCGAGACGATCAAGCTGGGCTCCCTGGACATCGGCGTTCAGCGGCGGCGGCCCATCCCGGCGTCTGTGCTGGAGATGGTCCGTGAGTTCCGCGAGGGCGGCGGCGGGCCTCGCATGGTGCTGGTGTGAGCCTCGCGTCCACTGTCGCGCGGGCGGCGTCCAAGGCCCTGAAGTCCTACGGGGCTCCGGGCACGCTCACCCGCGTGGTGCCTGGGGCCTATGACCCCGTGACGGGCGGATCCACTCAGTCCACGACCTCCATCCCCGTGTCTGCGCTGCTGGACGCTTCCAGCCTCCAGGGGCTCGGGTTCAAGTTCGGGCCTGATCTGGTCCAGGGGGGCGACCTCAAGGCCACGCTCTCCGCTGAGGCTGTGGCTGGTGACTCGCTGACCGTGGCGGGCGGCACCTTCCAGGTCATCGCGGTTCGGCCCTCCTACGTGGGTGCCACGGCGGTGCTGTGGGAAGCCCTGGTGCGGCGATGACCTTCTCCTCGGACCTCCAGAAGTTCGCCCAGAAAACCGGCACCCGCATGGATCTGGTGGTCAAAAAGGTGTGCTTGGACCTGACGCGGGACTTGGTGAAGGCCACGCCCGTGGATACCGGCATGGCGCGGGCTAATTACTTCATCAGTTTTGACCGCAGCGGTGCCGTGGAAACCACGCCCTCCAGGAATGGCGCTCCCAGCCTCACCCGGTCTGCTCAGTTCGCCTCGAACCTCAAGGCGGGCGGCGTCTTCTACATCACGAACAACCTGCCCTACATCATGGCCCTGGAATACGGGTCCTCGACTCAGGCCCCTGCGGGCATGGCGCGGGTCACCGTGGCCCGCTGGCAGAGCATCGTGAACCGCATCGCTGGCGAGGTGGCGAAGTGACCACCCTCAACGATGCCAGCGTGGCCCTGGAGACAAAGCTGGCGGCTCTGCCTGGGCTGTCTGCCGCTGCTGTCGCGTGGCCTGGGATCTCCTACACGCCTCCGACCTCAGGCGCTTGGTACAAGCCCGCGCTGATCCCCACGGAAACCCTCAAGGCTGCGGGGGCCGGTGCCTCCACCCATCCGCGTGGGGCGTTCCAAATCTCCATCTTCCGCAAGCCCGGCCCTGGGGCCATGCGATCCCTGCACACCGATGCCGAGGCCCTGCTTTCGCACTTCGACCGCAAGGCCCTGACAGCCACGGTCCACACGGGAGTCCCGGAGATCGGGCCTCCGCTCCAGGAGCCGGACTGGCTTCAGCTTCCCGTCACCGTCCCTTTCCTCTGCCTCTAGGAGCTGCCCATGGCCGCCGAAGTCGGAAACCAAGTCCAAGTCGCCTACATCTCGGAAGTCACCTTCAAGACGACTCCGGCCACGCCCACCGGGAAGATCCTCCGGTTCACCGGCTTCACGCTGGCGGCAGATCGAAACTACCTGGAGAACCCGGAACTCCGCACGGATCGCCAGCGCACGGCGGGCCGTGGCGGCGTCATGGTCGGCAAGGGCGAGGTGGCCGGCGTGTTCAGCTACGGCACCTATGACGATCTGCTGGAGGCCGCGCTGGGCGGCACCTGGACCACGAACGTCCTCAAGATCGGCGCCGCGCGGAAATCGTTCACCTTCGAGCGCCTGCACAAGGTCAACACCCTGTCCTATCCCTTCCGGGGCGTGGTGGTGGATTCCTTCGAGCTTTCGGGCCGGGCAGACCAGAACGTGGAAGCCAAGTTCGGCCTGATCGCGGCGTCCTGCGGGTCGGAAGGCACGGCCACGATCTGGACTTCCACCACGGCGGCGGGCACCGGCTCGGTCCTCACCACCTGGGACGGCTCGATCAAAAAGGGCGGCGTGGCCATCGGCACGGTGGTGGGCTGGACCCTGAAGGGGGAGAACGGCTACCAGGAAGCCAAGGTGTGCGGTTCTGCGGACCTCTACGACCTGGCACAGGGCACCTGCAAGATCACCGGGACGATGGAACTCTACTTCGATTCCAACGCGCTCTACACGGACTTCCGCGCTGAGAACACCGTGGCCCTCCAGATCAACATCGGCTCCGGCACCTCCAGTAGCTACACCATCGATCTGACCTCCTGCAAGATCACCAAGTTCGGCGCCCCCTCCACCGCTGACGGCCTGGTGAGCGTCTCCGTGGAGTTCGAGAGCTTCACTCACGCCACGGACACCGCCTGCAAGGTGACCCGCATCCCGTAGCCCGTTCAAACCGGGGCGGGCTGTGATGGTCCGCCCCATTTTCTGGAGTCCGTGATGGACTTTTCCAAATTCAAAGCCGTAGATGCCATCCGCGTCGATATCGACCATGCGGACTGCGAGGGCGTGTCCATCACGCTTGCGGGTCCGTCCCACCCTGCCACGAAGAAGGCCGAGCGCACCCGCATGGATGCGATGGCCAACTCCAAGCGCCGGCTGAAGGGTGACGCGCTCAAGTCCCTGGTTTCCGAGTTCCTGGCGGCCCGCGTGCTGTCCTGGGAAGGCGTGTCCTGGGGTGGTGAGGCGATGGAGGCCAACGAAGAGAACGCGCTGAAACTGCTGAACTCCCCTGCCGGGGAGATGATCCAGAACCAGCTCCTGATGGCCATCGGAAACGACGACCTCCTCTACAAAAGCAATTGAGGAAGAGGCCCGTGCTGCCGCTGCTCACGCCTTCAAGCTCGCCAAGACGGATGAGCATGGCGTGTCGCTGGAGGCCAAGGGCCGCCAGCTCGAAGCCAGCGGCAAGCGGGCCACGTTCCTTGATGGGCCAGCCATGCCAGCGGAAGCGGAACACATCTGGCTCTGGTTCACGGATCTGCACATGGGGCGCGGTAGTGGGTTTGGCCCTGCCCCGATCACCTGGGGCGACATGGCGGGCTTCTTCGCCCTCCACGGGATCGAACCAAGGGCATGGGAACTGAGGGTGCTGCGGGCGTTTGACGCGGCTTGGCTCGAAACGAATCAGTCACCGGGAGATGAACAAGATGGCTGATTTCGCCACGCTGGTGCTGAAAGTCGATTCCACGGGGGTCAAGCCCGGTCTGAACGCGATCAATGGCCTTGGGGCTGCCGGTGAAAAGGTCATCGGGGTCATGAAGGGCATCGGGGCCGCGCTTGGCCTCGCTGCCATGGCCAAGGCCGTGTCTGATGTGGCGGTCCTCCGTGCCCGCTACGACACGCTGGGCACGGTGATGCGGGTCGTGGGAAACAACGCCGGCTACACGGCGGGCCAGATGGAAGCCTACGCCCAGAGCCTCCAGAAAGCAGGCATCTCCATGGTGGAGAGCCGGAACACCCTCGCCATGATGGCCTCCGCTCATATCGACCTGAACAATGCCCAGAAGCTGGGCCGGATCGCCCAGGATGCCGCTGTCATCGGCAACGTCAATTCGTCCGAGGCGTTCCAGCGGATGATCTACGGCATCCAGTCGGGTCAGGTCGAAATCCTGCGGACCATCGGCATCAACGTCAATTTCGAGCAGAGCTACAAGAAACTGGCCCAGCAGCTCGGGAAGAGTGCCGCCAGCCTCACGGAGCTAGAGAAGGTCCAGGCCCGGACCAACGTGGTCATGGAGAAGGGGCGGGACATCGCCGGGGCCTATGAGGAATCCATGGGCACCGTGGGCAAGGCTGCCAAGTCTCTGGAGCGCATCTGGGAGAACCTGCGGGTCATCTCCGGGGGCATGTTCCAAGAGGGCTTCACCGTCATCGTGGACGGGCTCACCAGCGCCTTCCAGACCGCCACGGATTGGGTGAACCGCTACGGCACGGAGATTGGCCAGCTAGGCACGGCCATGGCCGATGTGGTGCGGCAGAGCATCGAGTTCGGCAAGATGCTGTCCGACCTTGGCGGGGGCGCCCAGGGGGCCGCTGAGGGTGTGGGGGCGCTCACCTGGATTTTCCGGGGGATGGCGCTGATCATCGGCACGGTCACGGATCTGATCCGGGCCTTTGTCGCCGCCGCTGCTCAGAACCTGGGATTCATCCTGGAGAAGCTGGGCAAGATCATCGATGCCGTGACCACGCTTGGCGGGGTGCTGGGGCGCGGGAACTTCGCCGGCTGGGGGCGGGACCTCCAGGCGTACGGGAACAACCTGGCTTCCGCGCTGGACAAGCAGACTGCCACGGGCGGGATGCTGGACAAGTGGCTGGACGATCAAGGGAAATTGGTCCTCAAGGCCGAAGAGATCAAGCGCAGGACCGCGATCCTTGCCGGTGGCCCCACCGCCCAGGCTGCCGGGCTCATGTCGGCTCACTCGCAGGACCCCAGGGAACAAGCCCGCATCTCTGCCGGCATCTTCTCCCGCGCTGAGCAGCAGGACGCGGACAAGAAGCGGCAGAACGCTGATGCGATGACCAAGATCCTGGGAGAGCAGGAGAAGTTCTTCCAGAAGATGGCTGATGCCTATGACAAGGCCGTTCTGTCTGCCTCGGAACTGCTGGACCTGGAGCTTAAGCGGCTGAAGATCCAGGACAGCATGGGTGTGGCCATCGCTCACCAGGTGCTGGAGTCTGCCGAACTCGCCAAGCTCGAACTGAAGCCCAACGCGCAGGAAGACATTCAGATCGCCACCGTCAACACGGCGGCCCTGACCACGGCCACGGCCAAGCTGCGGGCCGAGTTCGCTCAGATGCGGGTTTTCGTCCCCACCACCTGGGACATCATCTCCAATGCCGTGATGGATTCCAGCCGCATGGCCTCGGATGAACTCGTGGCCTGGATGAACAACCTGGACGGCGTGGGCCGGTCCTGGGAAACACTGGGTGACACGGTGCGGGCGGTCCTGCGGGACATGATCATCCAGATGCAGCGGGCCATCGTCCAGCAGCAGCTCATGGACCCGCTGATCAGGTGGGGTGTCACGGCCCTGGGGGGGATGTTCGCGGGAAGCACCACGCCCACCACGGGGGGCACGGCGGGCGGTGGGCTGAATTGGGGCGAGGTTCCGATAGCCAACCCCATGGGCGGCTCCGCCCCCGTGAACGCTCAAATCGCCATCAACATCACCCCTGGCGAGGGCGTTACCACCGAAGCCTCCAGCGCGGCGGCTGCGGAACTGGCCCAGCGCATCGCACGCGGGGAAATCCGACAGTGGGCGGCCAAGGAAATGCTCCACGGCGGCGTCTTGGCGAGGTCGTGATGGCTACTTTCACCTGGACCCCCGATCTCGGCGCAGAGCCTGACATGGAGCCGCGCAGGCTCGCCGTGGGCTTTGGCGAGGGCTATGAACAGACCGCGCCGGATGGGCTGAACCCGTTCCTCCCGACCTGGGACATGACATTCAGCGGACGGTCACTGGCTGAGGTCCAGGCCATCTACGCCTTCCTGACCTCGAACATGGCCCATGTCACCTCGTTTGACTGGACCGCGCCGGATGGAACGGTAGGCAAGTGGAAGGCTGACAAGTGGACCCCGGCCAAGCCCCAGGGCGGCTCCGCTTGGTCGATCAAGGCCAAGTTCCGCATGGTGCCGCTGTGACGGTCCCGATTGCGGAGATCCAGAAACCGGACCCATCTGCGGTCATCCACCTCTTCGTGCTGGATGCCACGGTCTGCGGCGGCGGCGTGTCCTACTTCGCCACCCAAACCAACGCGCTGGGGGCTGGGATTACGTGGCAGGGCCAGCTCTACACGCCTCTGCCTATCCAGTTCGAGGGGTTCGAGTGGACCTCCAAGGGCACGCTCCCCCGCCCTAAGCTGCGCCTCGCCGCCGTGAATGGCGTGATCGGGGCCATGATCCGGGACTATGACGATCTGGTAGGGGCCTCGGTCACACTCAAGCGGTGCTTCGCCCGGCACCTGGACGCGGTGAACTTCGCCGGGGGCGTGAACCCCAACGCAGACCCAGCCGTCCACTGGGATGACGAACCATGGATCATCGAGCGGAAGACGCTTGAAACCTCCGATGTGATCGAGTTCGAGCTTTGCACGCCGATGGACCAACAGAACGCGGTGATCCCCAAAGGGCGGGTCACGGCGAATGTCTGCCAGTGGCAGAGCGCGGCCATCTGCCCGTTCTCCGTTGGGGGGCTCTGCGGGAAGAAACTGGCGAACTGCGTCACCCATTCCACGACTGACGGGGTGGGCCTGCCTGCCTTTGCGGGGGGGCTGCCCTTCGGCGGGTTCCCTGGCTCGGCTCGGGTGCGCTGATGACCCCGGCCCTGCTCTCCCAGATCCTCGCCCACGCCCGCGCTGAGGCCCCGCGTGAGGCCTGTGGCGTGCTCGCGTGGGACGGGAAGGACGGTGCCGCCTACCACCCCTGCCGGAACGTGGCGGGGGATGGGGACTTCGAGATCCACCCGGAGGATTGGGTGGCCGCTGAGGACGCGGGCACGGTGCTCGGCATCGTCCACAGCCACCCCGGAGGCACCGTAGACCTCTCCGGGGCAGACCGGGCGGGGCTGTATCGCTCCGGCGTGCCGTGGTGGGTCGTGGTGCCCGAATCCGGGGCGTGGGGCCGCTACGTGCCCTCCGGCCGGGAGATCACGGGCCACCCCTTCGCTTGGGGCATCCAGGACTGCTTCACGCTGGTTCGGGATGGCGTGGCGGGCGTGCCTGATTTTCTCCGTGAGCCGCTTTTCTGGGAACGCTCCGACCTGATCAGCGAATCCATGGAAGTGGCTGGGTTCGAGCGGGTGGAGGACGGGCCCGCGCCGGGTGATGTGCTGGTGATGAGCATCCGGGGCCGGGGCGTCCCGAACCATTGCGCGGTCTACGTGGGCGGCGGGCGGATCGTCCACCACCTGGCGGGGCGGCTGTCCCGTGAGGAAGACCTGGGGCCCCTGAACCGGGCTGTCGTGGCCGTGGTGCGGAGGAAGCGATGACCTACACATACACCCCGCCCAAGAAGCGCGACCCGGCCCTAAAAAAGATCCAGCTCTATGGCGACATGGGGCGGCGGTTTGGCCGTGTTCACTGGCTTGCCGTGAACTCCCCCGCTGAGGCCATCCGCGCCCTCAGGACCATCAAGCCCGGCTTCGACGGCTACCTCCGTGAGCGGTACGATGCGCCCTTCCGCGTCCTTCGTGGGGATGAGGCGCTGGATGAAGAGGGGCTTCAGGCTCCCGTGAGTCGGGCCGAGGTGATCAAGATCGTCCCCGTGGTGGCCGGTTCGGGCGGCAAAGGATGGGGGCAGATCTTCCTGGGGGCGGCGCTGATTGTCGCCTCCACCTTCATCCCCGGTGCCTGGATGATCGGCACGACTGGCGTTGCCGGGATGGTTTCAAGCCTGGGTATCGCCATGGCCCTTGGCGGCGTGGCCTCCCTTCTGGCGGGCACTCCCAACGTCAACAATGCCGGGCTGGAAGGCTCCAACGACATCGACACCTTCTCCTTCTCTAACCCGACCCTGACCACGGGCCAGGGCGGCGTGGTGCCGGTGTTGATCGGGGAAATGATGATCGGGGGCCACATCATCAGCGCCGGGATCGACGCGCACACCTGGATCCCAGGCGGCTTTGACGAAACCGTGTGCCTCACGGATGACGGAACCCGCTACGGCAACGGCGATTCGATCCCCTGGATGTGGGCGAAAGGGGAGGCGTAACGATGCCGATTCAGGTTCTTGAAGCGGATGCCGCGTGGACTGGTGGAAACACTGGCGGGGGCGGAACGCCCACCGGTGGCGGTGCGCCCACAACCTGGTCCGATGCCACGGTGCCGGAGACGGGCACACTCCAGATCCTGCTGGGCGAAGGCCGCATGGAAGGGCTGGTGTCCCAGAACGGGATCGGGACGGACTGCCTGCGCTCGGTGCTGCTGGACAACACGCCGGTCCAGAACTCGGATGGCACGTTCAATTTCACCGGCCTTGCCATGGCTCTGGTGGCCGGCACGAACACCCAGCCTTCCATCAAGGGCATCACGGGCACGGAATCGGAGACCTCCGTCAACGTCCAGGTGGTGCAGGCCACGCCCGTGGTCCGCTCCGTGACCTCCAATCCTTCCGCCGTGCGGGTGCGGATCAGCATCCCGGCGCTCAAGAAAATCTCTACCTCGGATGGCAAGGAATCCGGCAACGTGGCCCGAGTCAAGATCGAGCGGCAGAACGCTGGATACAACGGCGGGGCGTGGCAAGAGGTCACGCTGGACAACTCCGGCATCATCGAGGGCGGGCCGTTCTCCACCAAATTCACCAAGAGCTTCAGGGTAGAAACCCCCGCCACGGGCACATGGCAGATCCGCGTCACCCGCGTCACCGCCGATGACCCCGATGCCTACAGCCAATCCCAAACCTGGTGGGATGCCATCACGGAGATTGTGGACGCGCGGCTGCGCTACCCGAACCGCTCCATCTTCTCGATCCGGCTGAACGCCAAGCAATTCCGCAGCATCCCCCGCGTCAACCTGCACATGCGCGGGTCGATTCTCCAGGTCCCGGCGAATTACACCCCTGCCTCCTACAACTGGGTCACGAAGACCTGGACCGCTGCGACCTACGCCACGACTGGCCCCGGCACCAGCGGCGGGGCCTGGGATGGCACCTTCAAGGATGCTTGGTGCAACAGCCCCGCTTGGGGCTTCTTCCAGGCGGCGTCCAACACGATTTGGGGCGCGGGCACGTTCCTGGCGGCTTCCGGGCTGGACAAGTGGAGCCTCTACACCATCTCCCAGTGGTGCGATGCCATGGTGGCCGATGGCAAGGGCGGCACGGAGCCGCGCATGGTCTGCAACCTTTACATGCAGAACCCCCAAAACGCGATCAAGGCCCTGGGTCAGCTCGCTTCGATCTTCTGGGGCGTGATCTACTACGCCTCCGGGCTGGTGGTTCCTGTCCCCGATGCGGATACCGCGCCGGTTGCCCTATTCACCAATGCCAACGTGGAGGGTGGGCACTTCCGCTACGAGGGCACGGCACGGAGCGCACGGCACACGGCTGCCGTGGCGTCGTTCATCAATCCTGACCTCGGATACGCGCAGGACACGGCGATCTATGAGGACGAAGACGGGATCGCCCGCTACGGCTACAACGCCCTGGACATCCAGGCCATCGGTGCGACCTCCCAGGGGCAGGCCCTGCGCCTGGCCAAGTGGACCATTCTCACGGAGCTGATGAGCCCCGAGGTCGTGGCCTTCGCCAGCGGGCTTGAGGGCTCCACCGTGAAGCCCGGCGATGTGGTCCAGGTCGCGGACCAGTTCCGGGCGGGCGCGGCCCGGATGGGCGGGCGCATCGTCGCCACGGCCACCACCACCGTCATTCCCCTGGATGCCCCCGTGACCCTTGGCGCCGGAGCCTACACCCTCCGATGCCAGACCGACACCGGCATGGAGTCGCGCACGGTCACGACTGCGGCGGGAACGGTGTCCAGCCTCACGGTCTCGCCTGCGTTCAGTTCGGCCCCGGCCCTCGGCTCGGGGTGGCTACTCCAGGCGGGCACCACGGCCTCCCTCTGGCGCGTGCTCAGCGTCAAGAAGGCGGAAGGGATCAAGTTCGAGGTGGTGGCGCTCAAGCACGACCCGGCCAAATACGCAGCCCTGGGCCTCGCGTCCGGCGATGTGGTGCCGCGCACGCCCCGCACGATTTCGGCCCCCGCCCCCGCGGGCCTCGCTGTCACCTCCACGACCCGCATCCTGAACGACCGCCAGCAGCTCACCCTTAACGCAAACTGGACCCTCGATGGGGCGGTGTCCTACATCGCCCAGGCCAGCCGGGACTACGGCCCGTGGGAATCCATGACGGTATCCGGGGCCTCTGCCTACCTCGATGGCATCCAGCCCGGATCTTGGCGGGTTCGCGTGTGCGGGGATTGGCGCGGGGCTGGAACCTCCACCTATGCCACGGTGACGGCTACAGTGACGGCGAGTGGGACGGTCCCGCCGTGGGTCAGCACGGCACAATCTACGGCCAACACCGCGCTCTCCACAGCCAACGCGGCGGTTTCAGCGGCTGCCACGGCGCAATCTACCGCTGACGGGAAAATTGATACCTTCTGGCAGCCCACGCCTCCGGGCTCGGCATCCGAGGGTGATCTATGGTTTGACACAGATGACGGAAACAAGGTCTACCGCTGGACTTCGGGCGCATGGGGCGCGGCTCAAGATTCGGGCATCGCGGCGGCCATCAGCGCGGCATCGACCGCGCAGGGAACAGCGGACGGGAAAGCCAGGATCTACTACCAGACAGCGCAGCCTACGGGCCTCGGTGCTGGGGACCAGGGCGACCTATGGTGCGACACCGACGATAACTACAAGCTGTGGGCGTGGACAGGCAGTGCGTGGCAACTGGCCCAGGACTGGCAGGCGGCGAATGCTGCGGCTGCTGCGGCTCAGGGCACGGCGAACAGTGCGGCCAGTGCGGCGGCTACGGCTCAGGCCAGCGCCAATGCCGTGACCGCCACGGTGGCCGACATCACCGCCGATGACAAGGTGACGGCCCCGGAGAAGATGGCCCTGAAGCCTCACTACGACAGCATCATTTCCGAGCAGGCCGGAATTGACGCCCAGGCCGACAGCTTCAGCGTGAGCCGGGCGACCTACGACACCAACGTAAACAACCTCGCCAGCTACGCCACCAGCGTGAGCCTGTGGGCGTCGATGACCGCCACGACTGATTTGGGGGCGGGCGGCGGGGCGGTCTTCCGGGGCTACATCGAATCCGTTTTGACCTCGCGGCAAGCAGTGCTGAATGCGATCTATGCGGCGGCCAAGGCGAAGGCTGACGGGGCGCAGTCCACGGGCAACACCGCGCTCACCAACGCGGCCTATGCAAACACCTTGGCTCGTGACAACTTCAATTTGGTCAAAAACGGGAACAGCAGCAACTCGTCCGCCGATCCGTCCACCCCGGAAGGCCTCGGCCTTTACAACAGCGGGGCCGTTTCCGTCTTGGCCCCGGCTAAATGGGCGCGGCTGCTCACCGCCACAACCTCGGGCGTCCTGAATGTATTTACAGCACTGATCCCTTGCGTGCAGGGTGATCAGTTTATGGCCCAGTGCCAAGGGACGTTTGCCACTACGACCACTGGGGGGGACCCGCGCATAGTTCTAGCCTGGTTCAACGCGGCAGGCGAGTGGTTCGCCTCTGACCCCAGCCCGGCCATCACCGCCGCCAACAGCAACTATGCCGCTCCCAGCACGATCCGGGTTTCCGGGACAGCCCCGGCGGGTGCGGTGGGCGTCAAAGTCTGCGCCTACACAGATGCCATTGGGGCGGGGACCCTGCAATATGTCGTAAATAACTTCTTCGCCTGCCGCAAGATCAGCGCCGGAATGCTGGAAGCCCTGCTGGCCATCGTCGGCACCATCCAGAGCGACAACTATGTCGCGGGCACGTCCAGCACGCCTGCCACGGGGTTCTGGCTCTCTGGCACCGCTGCGACGAAAACGGCCCTCGGCGGGGCCACGTATTCGGTCCAGTTCGAGCTGGGGACATCCGCGCTGTTCGGCGGCTACCTGGTGGGCGACATGACCAAGCGAGCCCAGCCCATCAACCGCATCCGCAACGGCAGCTTCTACCTGAACCTGGGCGAATGGACCGCCACGGGCGGCGTGGCCTACAGCGCCAGCTCGGCCACGGCGGGCACGGGCAGCGCGGCCCTGTCTGCCAGCACGGCCACCTATGACGTGACGGGGACGCTGAGCCAGTCGTTCTCCATGCCGGGGCTCTTCACGGGCCAGGTGGCCACCCTGGCACTGAAAACCGCCCTGGTGACCAACAGCAATAACGGCGATACGTGCAGCGTCACGGCCTACCTGCTGAACCAGAGCACCGGGACGGAAACCAACCTGGGCACCTGGAGCTACGCCACGAACAACCAGACGCTGAGCTGGACCGCCCGGAGCGTGGACATCACCAGCCAGGTGAGCAGCGGGGGGGATTTCAGCCTTCGCCTGGATCTGCGTGTCAGCAACACCAACGGCATCGCCCGCACGTCCACCATCTACGTCGATGAAATCAAGATCCAAGCCTAAGGAGTCCCCATGTCCGACCTCACCACCACCCTGGCAGTCCTCAAGGGGCAGGCTGAATCCTTGAAGCAGGCCAAGACGATCCTGGACCAGGGCTCTGCCTCCCTCGCCTCGCTCCAGGTGGCCACCTCCACACAGATCCAGGAAACCGTGGCCGCCCTCCAGGGCCTCGACACCGTGGGCTACTATTCCAGCGTGGACCAGCTGCTACGCGCCGAGCGGTTCGCCGGGAAGGCCGCGAGCGTGGACTACATCAAGGCGAACCCGGCCTGTGCCGAGGCCGATGCCATCGCGGCGTGGGACGCGGCGGGGCTGGCGGCCACGGGCCTCCCGGTGCTGCTCCAGGACACGGCGAACCTGGCGGCGGTCTACCGCGTGAACCTCGTGGCGGGCGGCTACATCGCGGAGCCCACCTGGGAGGCGCAGCGGGCCTGGATCGTCGCCACGGACAAAACCATCATCCTGGGGGCGTGAGTGGTCACGGGAGATCTGGTCCTATTCCGTGGCCACGGCTTCTTTGCGTGGCTCATCCGCGCTTGGACCCGCTCATCTTGGGCGCACTGTGGCGTGCTTTGGGTCTGCGAAGGCGTGCCCCTGGTCATTGAGGCCCGCGCCAAGGGCGGGGTGAGCGTCCATGCCCTGCGGAACCGGCTGGAGGACCATCCCGACATCTACGCCACGGGCCGGGCGCTCAACCTGAACCTCGCCCTGAGGCACCTGGGCGGGGACTACTCCATCAAGGACGCCATCCGGGCGGGGCTGGGGAAGCGGGGCGATCATGCGGGCTGGGAGTGCGCGGAACTTGCCGCGATGTTGCTAGGGCTGGACCACGAGGCGGAGGGATGGACGCCGCAGGGCCTGGCTAACGCCCTGCTAACCTAGCTGCCAGGTGCCCGCCTATGGCCTTGTGCGAGATTTGTAACGCCCAATCGGTCGAATACGGGCAAAAAGCAGGCAAAAAGCAGCAAATCAGACCAGGGCATCGCACAACGAAAAACCCCCGAAACCAAGCGGTGACGGGGGTTTCTTGTGGAGCCAACTACAGGATTCGAACCTGCGACCTGCTGATTACGAATCACTGGACCATGCTTGTTTAGATTCACTATCTACGTGTGTTTGCGAATGATGCCGGAATGGCGTGTGAAGAATTTGTTACGCTTTCCTCCAGACCCGCGCCTGCTTCTCGGCCTTTTCTTCCAGGCTGGTTTCCCGGTAGATCATCGTGGTTCTAAGGTCCGCGTGACCCATCATCTCCTGGACCTCTTTGGGGTCAGATCCACCGGACAGGTGGAGGGTGGCGAAGGTGGCCCGCAGCCGGTGCATCCCCATGCCTTCGATGCCGCCCCGCTTGAGCGCCTGCCTGAGCCAGCCCTGTTTGTGCTTCTTGCCACGGGTGCCGGGGAAGATCAGGCCCAGCCGTGGGATCTGCGCCGGGCCGTGTTCTTTTGCGGCGAGGTAGTGCAATAGGGCTACCCGGACCTCTTCAGGCACAGGGATGGCGCGGATCTTCTTGGATTTCGTATTGCCCTGGACGGTGTAGACATCGGTTTTCAGGTATTCCCATCGGGCGTTCAGCACCTCGGATTCCCGCAGCCCCAACATCATGGCGAAGGTCACGGCGGCGGGGATCTGAGGGTTTCTGAACGCGTGCTTGCCCTCCCCTTTGACCTTGGCGATGAAGTCATGGGGCAGGCGGGCCACGGGGCGCTCACGCTGCTGCACCTTCATTTGCTTGATGACGCAGGGGAGTTCCTTGATTAGCCGTTCCGCCATCGCCCATCGGAGCCACAACTTGAGGTAGCGGAGGACCAGATTGGTGCTGGCGGCAGAATGGTCCTGAAGGTGGGTGGCGGTCCAGTCATCCACCCTGGCCTGAGTGATGTGGGTCAGGGGCAGGCGCTGGAGGGGGGCCAGGGCCTCAAGGGACTGGCGGGCAGACCGGAGATGGGACGCGCTCACCCCCCTGCCTTTTGAGCCTATCCACGCCTCAGCTACACCGTGGAGGCTGGGGGCCTTCTTGATGCCGTGGCCGCCCAGCACACACTCACGCCTGACCTGCTCCAGCACCACCTTGGCTGTGGCGAGGTCCAGGCATTCGGTGGAGCCGGTGTATTCCCTGCCCCCGACCTTGAATCGGTAATGCCAGATTGACCCGCGCTTGTGAAGCCACCTCGCCACTAGCCGGTCCTCCCGAATTGCCGCTTGAGTAGTCTATCCCGCACGTCCAAGGTCAGGGGGTCCACGGCATCAGCGGCGGCCATCCATGCCAGGACGCGGGCGAGGATGAACCGGGGCTTCTTCCATCCGGGGACCGTGGGGCAGCCGGCGCGGACCCAGCCGTGGACGGTGGTAGGGCAGACGTGGATGGGATCGGGCAATTCCCCAAGCGCCTTGATGAGCTTTTGCTGGGTCAGGATCACACCACCTCCCCGTGGATCTTCGCCAGCAGCTCGGCCCGGTTCCGCTTGCGTGTCTCCACCCTCTTGGCGATCTGTTCGGGTGGGATCTTGCCGGGGCGGAATCCGGGCTTGAGTTTGACGGGGCGCGATTCGTTGGCCTCATCGTGAAAGCCGCAAAACGGGCCGTTTGGCATGGCATCGCTGTAGCATTCCCAGGCTCGGCAGATCACGCGGCCCTCCGCTTCGGCATGGCGCAAAGCGTGATGCAGGACGGGCCAAGATCGATGAGCAGATACCACGCGGTAAACCCCGGCTGCTGGCCTGTGATGATGAACTTGCCTTTGATCTTCTGAGCCCAGCGGTAGGCTTCGTCTGGCGTGTTGAATGAGTGCAGGGGGATCATGCGGCCTCCCACGTTCCGTCTTCCCGCTTCACCCATCCCATGTGACGCCGAATCATGGCGGTGGAGCGATTGTTGCGGCGAACCCTGAACTGGGCGCGGCCCCGGTAGACGCGGAAGTCTAAGTCGTGGACCAAACCACAATCGCAGCAAGCCATCTTGTAGCCCTTGTTGATGGGCTGAACCCATTCGTTGGCTTTCGGTTTTTCGTAGCTACTCATGCGGATTCTCCGATGGCAATTAAGCGCCGTAGAAGTTTGGCTTTCTTGTCTCGCTCTGGTTCCGATGTGGGGGTGCCACATGCCCGGTAAATCTCACCGAGCTTGAGCCGAAGGAATTCAATTCGCTCTGGCATGGGCTTGTCTAGATTGCTCAGAAGCGAATTGCAGTTTTTACACGCCTGAACCTTTATGAACCGTGTCCCGGAAAAGTGCTGAACTCCCAACCTATCCACTAGATCCAACGCTGGGATATGGTCAACCGAGGTTGATTTGTCCCCGCAGTAATGGCACCTCTTGGCCGTAGGATCGGGGTATTCATACAGATGGTCATATAGCCTGAGCATCTGTTTCCGGCGATCCGAAATCATGCGGCCTCCTTCACGGCCTGAAGCAGCGCCTTCTCGAAAGCCGTGAAAATATCCACGGCGCTGGGGCGGTTGAGCATCAGGGTTTCCTGGCCCGTGGCCTTCTTCCATTCCTCAAAAGCCTTGAGTTCACGGGGGGAAAGCAACGCATCCCGGCTGGAAACTTCGGACGCCTTCTGGATGGCCTCGATCATGGCATCCCGGCCCATGGCGATAGCGGCCAAGATCGGCGCGGCGTCAGGCTCCACGCGGTAGCGGGTGATTCGGCATCCCGGCGTCGAAACAACCAGATGCGAACCCTCAGGGAAACTGTCGCACACCAGCGAATCGTATTCGTAGATGGGCTTGTAGCGCCTGCCCTTTTTGACGTAGATGGTTTCACTCATGCGGCCTGTCCCTTCCCGCGCTCCAGAATCTCCAGCATCAGCACCCGGCGCGTAGCGGGGCCTGTGCCTTGGTTGATGAGTTGCGTGACCCATGCCTCGGCTGCGGATCTGCGGCGGTTGCGCTCTGCGGTTTTGCGGGCCTTGGATTCGCGGAATGTGCGGCGGCGGGCTTCGATTCGTTCTGCTTCAGTGGCGTAGGGGCTGGGGTTCATGGCTTGCCTCCACGCTGGGGGCCTTTGTCTGGGTCACGTTCTTCCCATGGAGGGACGAAGCCCACGGCCCCGGCTTCCTGGTAGGCATCGGCAAGAATCGCCATGGCGCGGTCAATCTTCTCTTTGATTGAGGGGATGGCCCCAACCAACGGATGGCCAGCAATGTGGTCCTCAATCGTGCAAATGACCACATGCAGCCGGTCCACTACCTCGTGAACGTGTCCTTCGTCTAGGCCTTCGGGAATCCTCGGGAAGTCGCTCATCCCTGCGCCTCCTTGGGGGCGAGGGCGGCGCGGGCGACAACATAGACGGCTTTTCCTGTGTGGCGTCCCTGGTCCCAACCATCCAGCGATGCGTAGAATCCCAGCGCCTCCTCCAGCGTGGCGATGCGGGCGGATTGGGCGGCGATGGTCGCGTCGATGTCCTCCAGTGCGTTCGCATATCCGAAGGCGTTGGACCATTCAGGCTGGTTCCCCGTGACAAGGGCGTAGGCGTCCCCAAGGGCGTCCTCTGCTGCGTCTCGCTGGTCGATGGTCTTGAGGTGGCTGCGCTCCTGGTCCTCCAGTTCCCGCGTGAGGGCGTCCAGGGCTGCATTCATGCGGATCAAATGAGCAAGGCCATCTGACCAGAGCAAGGCTGATTCGTGCCTACCCTGCTTGGCGCAGGTGTCTCTGGCCTTCTCAAACCAGCGTGTGACAACCTCAAGGGGCGCGGCGTGGTTCGTGGTGTCGGTCACGGAACCTCCGGAAAATAGGCGTAGTAGGCGGCCTTGGGAATGATCAGTCGCCACAGCGCCCAATCGATGGGTATTGCGGGCAAGATCAGGTAGCAGATCCAGCCAATGATGTAGGTCATGGGGGCTCCTACTCAACACGGGTGAAAGTTTTGTGAACCTCGAAAACCTCAGTAGGCCCGTCAGGCGCATAGATCACGGCGTAGTGACGGGCTTCCGTAAGCGCCTGTTCACGGGGGCCAACGGTCCACGCCACGGGTTCACCATCGCAGCGGACTTCGTATTCGACTTCGTCTGTCATGGGGGCTCCTGGGCAAGATCAATCTTCGGCTTCGTTTTTAGAGTCGATGAAAGCCTTGATGGCTTCCGGGTTGGTTAGGGGGTAGAAGGCCCGCAGGTCGTTCCAGCCCTCACCCTGATAGACGATCCGAGGCCAAGCCGTGGCACGGCCCTGTTCGTCACGCTCCCACTTGCCATCGAAGATCATGGATTCGGGATACCAATGCGGCGACTCGATAGCGGCGCTGCACTCCCGATAGATCACAGACAAGGTGTAGGGCGGGATCTGTCGATGGAAAACGCTCTTGCTGATGCCCCCGGCCCTGATAGCGTCGAGGATTTCTTGGGATGGAATGAAGGGGTCGGTCATGGGGGCTCCTACGGGTTGGGGTCGCAGCTATCCACATCCCCATCCTGCGACGCAGCAATCAAAAACAGGATGAAGACAACGGCATACATATAGAGGGGCATGGTGTCCTTTCCGATAAAAAACGGTCTGCCTAACCAATCCGCAGCGCCACGGTAGCGTCAGCAGTTACGTGCATTCGGGACTGATTAGACGAACTGCGTGGCGCTCTGGCGAGTACGCCAAATCTAAAGTTA